GGTAGGTTCAATGGCAATGATTCGGGGTGTCTTGAGCGTTTTAGGAACCGTGATAACCCTAACGGGCATCTCGGCACCGGGTTCGAGGAAGTCAACCTCAGAAACGCTCTGGGTTTTAGCCCAGAACGCCGCTGACATCCCATAAGAGACGTCAGCGCTCGAATCAAACCGAAAGGAATGATTCGGAACGAGGTAGTCTTGAGCAGGGAATACCTGCTCAAGTCTGACGGTCCAGGTTTGCTGGTTCCACTTACCATTACTGGTAAGTCGATCAGCAGTACTGCCTGGACCATGCTTCGGAACGAGCTTCGAACTCGAAAGAATCACTTCCATCGAGTCGAATAGCTCGCCGAAAAGCAATCCTGACATTCTCCTAAAATCCTCCTTATAAGAAGGATCAAGGATACTGTCAGAGAATCTGACTTCCTGCTCACATTGAACGAACTGCGACATCGCTTGCCTTTCACGGGCAGGTGTTACCACCTGCCGAGACCTACCATTGCTGGAGGTCTCTGGAAGGGCAATCTTACTAAACGACAGCGTTAGCTGTCGAATAGCATAGATTGTCTCGATGTCGGGATCATTCAATAGCACACCACTACACGGATCGAACACACGCCCAAGGAAACCTTGCAGAAATGCAGGGAGACCAGTACGACGTCCACCAGCTGTTTTAAAGCTAGGAACGTCCGAAGGGGTGACGAGGCCAAGGTCAAGCCAACTTTCGAAGGCTTTTCCGAAACCCGCCAGGGATATCGCCAAAAACGATAGCCCTTCGTGTTCAGTCCGGTCCACGACAGTTTTTATGTCGTGGGTGGCGCTAGTGCAACATCGTACAGCCATTTCGTTGGCTGTACAGGACCAGAGTGACGTCAGGCTTTTCATAGTCCCCTCCTTTCGATAGGAAGGTGTACTATCCCTAGCTCTGTCGTCTAGCTCAGACAGCTATGAAGAACGGGAATGAGGAATATACAAAGTACGATACTTTGTAACGCCGAGTTCTCGCACTCACAGAAGCTGAGTTCACATCTACCTTACCTACATACATAAGAATGCACGTAGGTTACGTAGATATTGCTTCCAGTAAAGATAGCACTGGTGACCACGGTCACGATCACTAGGAATTTCCTAGAGAACGCGACACGCGGATCATTATCAGTGCTACGCCTTCCAAGGGAGTTTCCTCCCGAAAGGCGACGTGGACCGAGATTTCTCCTTTCATCAATAGATGATCGGGGTCTTCTAGGGCCACGTTCAAAGCACGGCACGTGAGAAGAAACTCAATGGAGTGGAGATGAATAGGCAAATCGAGCTCTTCATCGTCTTTCGACGAATCAGAGTAGTCGATAGCCTACGACTCCCCACCCAAGAGCTTCTTCACCATCGTGTCGCCGGTAGCGATGTAGAGGGTTTTGAAGCCCTGATACACCGCTTCCGCCTCAGCCGCCGTATAGCCAGCGGGTGGGAGGTCGAAGACCAAGTAATGGCTCATCGACACTCTCACGTTTTCCACTGGCTTGAACGGATCTGGGGCCAACTTGGAGGCATCGATCCGCAAGGCCCTCCTCGTCCGCTTCCCATAGTCATGGGAGGCAGAGATTGAGTACAGGCCGTCGCCACTCGTGTACTCTGATCGGTCATCCCCCACGCTGACGCGCGGGAGGTTGATCGCAGAGCCCGAAATGGTGACCACGAGCGGTTCGGTGAATGACATGAGCATCACTCCTAGGGGCCCGGTTAGACCCCCATTGGCGTTGCAACGCAGGATAGCACATCTGCGGCCTCTACTTACTTCGGGTTATCCCGAGAGAGGCAGCAATGGCGAGCTGCCGGGGCGACAAGTCGTCCCAGCTTACGCCGAAACCATATGGTGTTGCCTGTCGACGTATCTTCGTTTCACAAAACGTAGTTACGTCAGTCGGTCTCTGATCCAACGGGTACCAACCCGTAGGCCCAGAGAAGATATAGTTATAACTTCTGATGGAATGTTCCATCATATAACCATATGCCAACACCTGGTTGTCAATGGCCCAGTCGGTCCAGTTCGATAGAACGTCACCGACGTTTCCGAACCAATCGACAGCCCAGCTCCAAGGAGCCAGGTTCCAGAGAACGTCTGGAGTCAGTGATAGTCCAAGAAGTTTCCTTGCTTGGATGACCTGACGCGCCATATCGTTCCGCATAGTATCACTAGGCGGAACATAATATGTAAACGCGCCAGAGAACCACTGACGTTTCTGCACTCTATGAGTGAAGAACACCTGTCCCTTACCAACGTACCCCGGTACCAACAGTCTATTAGTACTTGGATTACACCAAGGACTATACGTTTTGCAACACGACTGTTGATGCGTGGTCGTCGGTAGGCGGGAAGTCATACCGCCGTCGAACCAAATGACCAGAATTACTGCTATAATTCGAGAGAATCGAATTCGCAGATATGATAGCAGAACAAAGTTTTCTGATATCACTGATCAATGGTTTCCAGCCGAACTCATAGTTGAGGTGCTCGTGGGAAATGGCCTTTTTACGGTCACTTCCTCCGAGATCACGCCACTTTCGTAGCGTGGATCCAATCAGGGATGGAATCCCATCATGGATCAACTCTCCTATGGCTACGCCTAGATCGACGGAAGGATTCGAAGGCGAACACTGAGAGATAGCTTTCGTCCCTAGCGCATCGAGCTCTCTATCGAGAGACCGAAACGTGTTGGGGAAGGAAAGCAAATTTGGCTCACAGGGCAAGTATGGACCAGAATAATAATACTGGTCATACAAATGTCCCGAGGGCCAACTCTCAGTTGGTTCCGTACTTTCTCCCTTGAAGAGTACAACAGGACTGGTATTACCCAGCACTGAGTATATCTTCTGAGAGTAGAACGGGCCGCCTCGGTCCCCGCTGAAATTCTTCTTAAAAGAAGAATCCCAGCCGGGATGGCTTTCTGATTCAGTAACCTGAATCCCGTCAAGTTGAGCGAACACTGCCTTATTATCAGCAGTATTGCGAGCCCACCCGGCACTTTTTGGATCGAGATAATCCATCCAAGCGTGCTCGAGCATGCCGCTCGTT